ATCTTCCAAAAATATAAGATTGTACTTCTTAACAATATACATCAATCTGTCCATATCAGGTGGATTACCTAAAACGTGCGCAAATGTAATCACTTTGATATCGTTTTGTTCTTCCAAAACACGTTCAGCCTCATCCAAATTCAAATTCAACGTATCCAACTCAATATCAACAAATACAGGTTCAAACCCCATTTGAAGAATCGGATTTACAGTTGTTGGGAATCCAGCTATAGGAGTCAATACTTTTGTACCCTTACCCAAATTATAACCACGTTTGGAAGTCAATGCAGCCATCATCAGTAGATTGGCACTAGAACCACTGTTGGTCAGCAATCCAAAATGTTTACCCAATAATTTTGGAAATTTACTTTCAAACTGATTACCATCAGATCCCAATACCAACCACCCATTCAATATCGATTTTACAGCAGCAATATATTCATCACTACTAAAATAGTCACCAGCATATTGTACTAAATCTTTACCAGCCACCCACTCTTTCTCTGTTTTTTTCTGAGTGATATATTCATCCACAAGAAGTAAAATATCTTCCAAAATTAATTGTTTATCCATTTTTATTTTATTGTATTATATAGTTCATTTTGTCTCTCTTGCCTTTCGATTTCCTTTGGGTGATATAAACAATAATCGGTGTCGGATGGTATTACTGACAGAGTATTAAATCCAATAACCACTTCATGCACTTTATTTACCCATTGGATTTCAGAAGTTCTTTTGTAAATACGGCTCTGATAATCGGGGAAATTAATAATCGGAGTATTAAACATCACTTTCAATTTATCGTCATCAGTAGTGTTTTCATCAATTATCAATCCGTAATGCTTCAATACCCCATATTCATCGCTATCAGTATCCATTATTTTTTCATCAACAATATTATCGAATTTGGTAATTTGCCAACCCCACTTTTGAATATGATTTATCGTAATACCATCAACGGTGTTAATTCGTGGTACATAAAATACATCAACATCTGGATTATTATCCAAAATATCATGCATAGAATCAATAAGGTATTCAGCCGGCATTTCATCGGCATCAATTTGAAATATATAGATGCCCTTAGCATTCTGTTTAAGGTTATTTTTGAATGATGCAAAATCACCATTTAATGGAAAATCGATTACTCTAATATTGGAATGAAACCCTGTAATAATACTAAGATACTGCTTTACATCTTCGGTAGTATTGGTTGTATCATATTGTATTAGTATTTCATCATCATCTACTAGTTTTGGTTGTAGGAAGTTGATAAGTCTAACAATTTCAGTCAATTCGTTGCAAACTGTTACACAATACGTAATATTCATCATAACTTATTTTATTTTTAACAAAAATACTAAAATTATTTGACATATCAAAATATTTAGTATCATAATTCACATTCTATATATAAATATATATTTTTAATAAAAAAACAAAAAAAATGGAGTATTTCTACTCCATTTAAGTTAAATACTGCTTAAACACATCCTTTTTGAAATCCACCTCATATATTTCACTAATGCCAGTTAAATTATAAGTTCGGTATATATGCTCCGGTCGTTTATAAATAGGTCTGTTTTTTATAGAGGAATTGAATAACTGCCTACCGCCCTTATCGGTTTTACCGAACAATTCATTCATATTTATAAGTTCATCTATATAATCATCGGTTATAGTTGGTTTTTTACAGCTATTTAACCATCTGAAAAATATAAATGGTTTTACCTCACTTATTTTCAAACAATTCAACTTTTTATCAGGTGTAATACCAATCAAGAATATTAAAGTTGATTTAGTACCTGTAAACGAACCAACATTACCATCAGCATACTTATACCTCACAATACGGTATACATTCTTTGGAACAAGTTTTGATTTTGGTATTCTACTTTGGAATGCAATTAATTGATTATATATGTGATAGTATGGCATTACGATATCTTATTCAATTTAGGTAATGTGAATGGAACTACTTTTGGCTTCTCCTTAACATTTTCACTCAATATTTTTGTAAACAATTCATGCATCTTATCCAAAGTAAAATTCTTCAACATATTCGAACGTAACCCTTTAGATTTCTCTAAATAAATATTGTAATTTTTATAAACATCATACATTTTTGAACCAGCCATACTATAATTTACAGAAAACCATTGAGATTCTTTCATCAAAAATTGGTCTGCAACTGATGGGTGTACTGGAATAAGCGTACCATCAAGAAATACTGTATTTTCCTTTGGTAAAAACTCAGTTTGAGCTGACCAATTTGATACAATTATAGGTTTGCCAGTCAATGCAAATTCGGCCAAAGGTCTACCATAGCCTTCCCCCTTTGTGAAAGATACCATCGCTTTAACTTTTGGATGGTGGTATACCGAAGCCATATCGGAATCGGATAAATCACCATACAAAAGATATACAGATGGGCACTTTATACCAAATGGTTTAAGTATATCATCTATTTTTTGCTGAATCATATCTCTCTCCATATACGAAAATCCAGCTGAAGATGTTTTCAACAGCAACGCAGGTCTTTTGTCTTTTGGTACTGATTGAAACACAGTAGCGAATGTTTTGATTGTCATCCATATATCTTTCCTATCATGTCCAATTATTCCTCTAAGCGCATGTCCGACTACAAGAAATAGAAAATCTTCACTTATGTCATCAATACGTTGATAAATTTCACTTTCACTTTTTTTAACTTTTTTGGTTTCCATAACATTTTTATTTTTTAGTTTTACCACCATATCGAATACCAGCTGATTGATTATCGGTATATCTCCAATAATATCCCTTTGATTGAGTTTGTTTACCCATTAGTGTAATGGATACTCCACTGCCATACACCCTACCCGCTTCAGTGATACTATCCCATATTTTTATCAGATTGTTATCAAAATCATATTGGGATACCTGTCTACGTCGGGGTTGATTCATTTTATTATTTAATAGTTGGTCATTCGACCATCGGTCACTTACAGTAGCATCAACATCGTTTATTTGATTCTGCATTTTCAATATTTCACCATTAGTTCGATTTATTAACCTACGTTTATTTGTACCCATTTCTCTTGCCTCTTTTGACATTGATTTACTAGCTATACTACACTTCAAACGTTTGGAATCCGATGTATATTTATTGAACTCACGTAGTTTTTGTTTAGTAACTTCACTTGTAACTCTGCCGGTATTCGCAATGCGAGCAGCCTCAATCGCACGTACCGGTGGTATCTTTCCTTTGTTTGCATCACTCAATTTCTTTCTTGTTTCTTCGCTTACAAAACGACCCTTTGATGCAACTGATATTTTGTGCTTAGCTTCATCTGAATGATGATGTCCCAGCGTACCGTCCCCACCATCAGTCATATTCACCAAATTGCCTTCTTTTAGGTCTTTCCTACCATAAAACTTTATCCAGTATTTTTCTCGTTCACAAGCTTCTTCCCATGTCAAATCATCTTCGATGATTTCAACAACCCTCCCTACTTTATTAGCAACATGTTTCCAATATTTAGTTCTAGCGCTTATTTCATTTGCTCTTTTGTATTTTGTATCGCTTCCAATCCCAATATAAAACACTTCAGCAGTGTCTTTTCTCAAATGTCTATACACATATGCCATATAAATAAAAAATCCAGCCGGCTTTCGAGGTTACTGACTCTACTCACCGTTGGATATATTTTAATTTCGTTATTTTTGCGTAGCAGTAACCCTACACATATAAATATAACGAAATTGAAAAACGGCTATAGATGCACCTTAATCAACCCATTCAATAGTATCATATATGTCAGTATCAACCCCCTCAAATAATGTTACAATTGGTGTAGTTATTCTAAATTCCTGCACCATCTGACCGTTCTCATTTTTCTGTTGGTATGCAGTTGATAACAAAACCTGCCGTGTAAATTCTGATGGTGTTATCACCAACTGCATTTTATTACAACCATGAATAAAATCCAATGGTGCGATGGTAGTCTCAACCCCAGCAGTAATACCAATGTTATAATGCCCCTTTGGTTCAAACTCATTAGCAACAGATACTTGTATGAATACATCAGGCTTTTCAACACTACTACTAGTCAATACGGAACTGAGCATCCATTGACCAAATTCGGTATCAGCATAAGTTTCATTCTGCGGAGTGTTCCCCCACTTCAATGGAATCAATTTAACATCAAATCTATCCATTTTACGAAGAGATTTCAGTAAATCTCGACAATGATCCCCATATCCGCTACGCGAAAAGCAAGGTCCTTGAAAAATAAGAGTTGGTTTATTCATAACTTTAATTTATCGTATCAAAAATAATATAATATAATTATCGGTTTGGTTCGGATTTCTTATAATTATTATTTTTTGGTTTCTGAGTTTGTTGAGTATTAGAACCTTTAGTTTGCTGATTACCATTTGAATGCACCTTTGGTTGCGGCTTTTTCTCAACATTTTTTTGTACGGTCTTAACTTCAGCGGCTTTGGTAGGTTGAACCTTAACCGAATCAACCTTAACATTTTCGGATTTAACTGGATCAACCTTAGTAGTTACCACTTCAGTTTCAGGTTCCCAAGTAATTACAGTGTCGGTACTTTTAGTACCAAACAACTTCTTAAAAAAATCTTTTAAGTTTCCCATAGTTTTTGTTTTTGTTTTTGTTTATTTGATTTTATAGATTTGAAAACGTTTTTTAGGCTGCCATTCGGATAATGTTGTCTCAATAGCGTCCATCATACAATTACACATATTATCTGATGACAACCCCAACTCATTTATAAATGCATCTCTACCAGCCAACCCGTTTACCTTTCGTTCCGTCTTTGGTGTATTATATGCTTCCAAAATAGCATTTTTTACATCATACAAGTCAACACGGTCATCAAAAATGTATGGAGTTGGTACTGAACCTGCTAATGATAATGCTTTGGGCCAGATTGGAATTGCCCAATCACCCCAAGTTACTTTGTCTTTCCATACTCTCCAGTCGTGGATAGAGTTTATAGTAATATAATCATCAGATGTCAGTAGTTTTCCATCCATCTTAAATCCGCATTGGTCTTGAAGACCACCCGTTACATTTACAATAATAGGAGTACCTGCCATTACACTTTCAGCCGTTGTAAGCCCAAACCCCTCATTATTTGTAATATTGATAGTATAATCGGCCAAATTTGCCAAATAATTCAGCTCACGCTGTTCCCTACGTTTATCCGAAAAGATAATATTACACTTAGGAGCAACGGCTTTAATTACAGCTGGTAAATCCGTACCATTCTCATCGACAGGTTGCGTATGCATCAATAAACAAGTTCTATCTGCAGCATCCCAACCAATTTCTTCACAAAACATTTTATACGCATATATTACGTCCGATGGCTGTTTACGTCTAATGTTTCGGTTCGACCAATACAATACAAATTCATATTCCTTATTTCCAAAAATCTCTCTCTTAAATTCATCAGGAACATCGGTTGGAAAATATGTTTGCGGATTTATACCATGTGGTACATATTTAATAAAAACCTTTTGTTTATCTTTACTTAATTTTTGCATATTATATAACCTTTTTATTTTACCATACCTGAATAAACTTCATATTTGAATACAATCACAGATAAACTAATCATTACCTATATTATTTTTCAGATGAGTTAGTTCTATTCAATTGATTAGATACTACACGCCTCTTACCAAATCTACCACGCATTTGTGGATGCGGTCTCATTCGGTTTACAATAGAATCTCTTTGGGGTGAAACTCGATAATGTTTATTAAAATTACCGCGCCTCCATTGGTTAGATAACGTATCCATTCTAAGATTCCATCGTTGATGTGCACCATTGTAACGATAATCTGTATTTTGAGATGTGTGAACAGTATCAGTTTGATTAGCCATAATATATGAACTAATACCAAATAATATCATAATAATTAACAATAATTTTTTCATAACTTTTGTGTTTTTATATAACCTTTATATCAAATTCGTCGGGGTATGCCCGTTCAATTACATTTATATTGATACTATGCGTTTGCTTTGATATCCCAAACAATCCATCACAACTCGCATAATATGGTGCGTTATATAGCGGAATACCATCTAATTCATCACCCATCGAACCTCCATCCCAAATATCCCAATATAGTAGAGGACAGTTCTGCCGTATTTCATGTTCTATTTCATATAAAAATTGCCAATAGCGTGGGTCCGTGAAATGTATAATTGCGGCTGGATTGAACGTATTCAATAATTGCCTAATCAAATCAGCATTACCATACCCATTCCATGCAAGTATCTTTACATCAGCATCATTGATTCCAGTAACTGTTTGTACATCAGCGCTTACATCCATCATTTTACCATGTTCCGGATGATTCAGTGCCGCGCCAACTTGTATAAAGTTATACCGATGACATGTTCCCAAAACTATTTCCTTTGTCATAGTGGCAATTCCTGATGCCATTCGTAAATCATCACTTAAAAATAAAATCGTTTTCCGTTGTTCTTTTGGTAAAACTTCATAACCATTTCGCATATCCCCTATTTTGTAACCAGTTTCCATCATTTCAAATTTATTTTAATTTTAGTCTTAGTCCCATCAGGTTGACTATAAACCACATACATTGGTTTCAATATATGTTCGGGAGCTTTTCGATTATACAAATCTGCATATTTCTGTCCGAACCCCGGCTTACAGTATGTCATTGTCATATGTGGGTGATAATCTGGATAATCCGTACTGTACGGGTATTTTTTCAATGCGTTGTTTGCATACGTCAGAAATGCACCACCACGAAACCGATACCCCACATCATACTTCAATACATCATATCTATCGGTTTTGAATAACGAAGGATTATAAGCCCTACAATCACTAAATGTTATATCTCCCAAAGCTTTATTGACATCATCGACTGAAACGGTATCATGCAGTCCATACAATAAGGTACAATGAAAATCTCTTTCATGCCCATAACTGGTATCATTCGGATCTTCGTATATATGTGCAGGATTTATCGCATCTTGCAATTTCAGCCCGTCGGGGAAATCAAAATACAACATTACACACCCATAACTATGGGTTTGAATATTATTTTCCGGCAATAACTCTTTTAATTTCATAACCTATTTTAATTTAATATTGAGAACCGCTTATCTGCAGTTTCAAATATTCATTCATTTCTTTTCTAAATTCAGCATCAGATACATACCTCTCAACGGTACGATTTACCAACTTTTGTAAGGTAGTATTACTATCAAATGATGCCCTCTTAAATTCGGAATATGTTGATTTCAGTATTTTAACTGTTGTCAACCGAGCTTCTTCATGGTTTTCCATATTATATATGTATATATTTAATTTATATATAAATATATATTTTTTGAAAAAACAATAAAACTTACCGAATAATTTTATATCATATCACCCCACCAGCGGGAATCCGTCAATACTCTAGCCTTAATTATCAACCTTTGCAAATTTTGAATATCATTAGCAACCATATCATCAAATTCAATATCCGTATCTGCGATGGGATTTGATGCCAATACATTTATGATATTCAGAGCAGATTGAATCAACCGACCCTTTTCTTTCAATTCTACAATTTCTATTTCAGTCATCTTCTAAATTCATTTACAACCAACAAAAACAAACCAGAGATATACACCATCAGCCCAAATTTACCCAGAGGTTCATAGTAAGGAGTATTCATCATCATAACAACACCCATAACCATCATCGGAAAGTAAATGCGTCTATTTCGTTTCCTTACCATCACAAATTCCCCTTGTTTTGAATTCACACCATTTACAATTCTTTTTATATTGACCGGGAACTTTTGGATATTTGATGTCTCTAAATTCACCATTATCATCAAAAACTGTATTGATAAATTCAATAAATTCATCATAATTTCGATTTACGGATGGGGCCCCATTGGCTGGAACGTGCTTTGACATATAGGGTATCGGGAACGCGGATTCTTCAGGAAGTTTTCTACGCATTATCTGAAATTCTACCTTTATCTTACCCAACGGTATCCCATACAAATCGGAATAAAATTTCTTATAAAGCAACAATTGTGCATTTTTATACTTATCTGCCTTTTGATACTGATTCCACCCCATCGTTGAGGTCTTTAAGTCAATAATGATAATAGTATTTTCAGTAATGTCATGCAGTACAATATCAATAAATCCAATAAATTGTACGCCGGGTTTTATTTCTTTATTTAACGGCATTTCAACTGCAACCAATTCATACCCCGATTTTGAATAAAATTTACCGATATTCTTTTTGAACCAATTCAATATGCGGCGACCATCCCCATAAAATTCCTCCATCTCAATTTGGGTGCAGGGAGACCCCTCTGATAGAAGTTGCTTTTCTTTTACAAAATTTTCTTTTAATCTTTCAAATAAATACGAATCTAGATTAATCTTATCAGCTTCAACCTTTGATACGGAATACATAACCGTTAAAAAGTTTTGTATTGTTTCGTGCATTGCTGATCCGAAAATCGTATTTATATTACCGCTACTCTCACCTAACTTATCAATATATCGCAACTTATATTGGTGGGGACATGCTGAATATAGTGTGTATTGGCTGAAACTTACTTTCTTATTCTTTTTAACAACTTCTTCTATAACTTCACTCATAACTTATTTACAATTTCTTAATAAGACAATACTCTGCATCGTATTCAACATATACTTCAAACCCAACACCCGTATACAATGATATTGCTTTACGATTATCCTTATCAACAATCAACGTAATTATGCGGATATGTAGTACGTTTTTAATATAGTTTATCGTCCGACGTAATAACAGTTTTGCAAATCCGTTGTTTTGGTAGTGGTCAACGGTTTTTATATTAAACAATATTACATAATTTTCAGAAATCCATTCATCAGATGATACAATTTGATACCCGATTGATGATACATGCTGATTATTAATCAATAACCTAGCAATATTATCTATATCGGAAAACTCAAATTTAATGCTATCAGCCACAAATGACACTTTACGATTTTATTACAAATATACAAAAAAAGTTTGGATTGGCCAAACTTTTAATGTTAAATTTTTAATTTTTTCACATCCTTTTCGTCGATAGCATATTTTCTACACAAATCCTTTATATGCGATTTACCTTCTTTAGTTGAATATAGAATATCCAAATAATCTTCCGCTTCGGATGTACTGACTTCATAGTTTTTGGCTACCAACGATTTCAACCAATGTTCATACGTACCTTCCTTTTTTGCTTTCATATATTTCAAAAAAGTTTTACTCTTTGGTATCAACCCAATAAGACACTGATATTGTGCTTTGGGTGGTGCCTCCTGTAAGTATGGATACACATCTGCTATTAACTCCACCCATTCCGGTTTCATAGATAAAAACCGCAATATCATAAATGTACTCCATTGTTTACGTTCAGCCTCGTCCAACGTATCCCAATAGTTTGGTTGTTGACCATCGGTGACCATTTTTACATGGTCGAATAAAGAACGTCCCATATCCCGTATAGTTTATAACTCCAAATTAGATTTTTGCTGTACCGATGTTTCTTCACGTATCTGTTCCGGCACCAATTCTTGAAGTACTTCTCCGCAATTAGCGCACAAAAAAATTGGTATTGGAATTACAGCGTCTTGCGTTGTTCCTGTCAAAAGTTTAGATATGATTCTAAACTTAGATGCTTCTAAAAAATAATCACATCCACATTTTTTACACACCAATGCGGCTGATTGTGATAAATCTATTCTCATTTGAGGTTGAGAATCCTCTTTTCCTAAAACATTGTGCATATTAAATAGTATTTATAATTTGTATCATCACCGATGCGGCAATTATCTCTTTGTCCGTAACCAATGGTGATTTGGCAACACCATCCGCTATTATGAGAATAACATTTGAGGTATTATCCCCCGCGTATTCATCTACACGCTCATATAACAACGTATACAATTCACTAAAATCGGTTGCCCTTGAATCAATAAGAGTTTGCCTACAATTATGGTATTTGTTACGTTTATCATCTTTTGATTTGAGAATATCCAATATCTTAGATTTGTAATCATTCTCAAGTATAGTCTTTGTATCTACAACTAACTTACCATTATGTGAATTTAATTGCAATGTATTAATTACCTTTCTAATATCAGGATATGATGCATCTATTATTGGTACTATATCTTTCGGTTCAAATGTAATATTTTCATTTGTCAAAATCTTACTAACGTGTACTGCAATATCCTTTTTGGAAGGTGGTATCACTTGAAAGGTTTGACATCTGGATTGTAGTGGTTCTATAATCTTGTCTACATAATTACACGTCAATATAAATCGGCAACGTTGTGAAAACGTCTCCATCATATTACGAAGTATTGGTTGTGCACCGGTAACGCTTAGATAATCCGCTTCATCCAATATAACCAACTTCATCGGCTTAAATCCTATTGTTGATGCGAATGTTTTTATCTTATTACGCATTGTATCCACATTATTTTCATCGGATGCATTTATAAATAAATAATCACAATCGATTGAATTTGCTATCATTTTTGCCGCAGTTGATTTACCGGTCCCCGGCTTACCATGTAATAGTAGGTGAGGTACATCGTTTGTGGATATATACATCTTTAGTTTTTCTTTCAGATGTTCATTTCCAATGAAATTATCGATTGTAGTCGGCCTGTATCGTTCAGTCCACAGTGTATGTGATATTTGTTCTTTATTTTCTGTTATAAAACTCATAGTATGTTATTCAAAGTTATCCAATCATTCATTTCAGTTTCGGTCGGTATTCTACCCAATTGGTTTACCAACTGATTATACAATTTTTGCGTTTCAATAGGGATCATTTGAGTTGCATACCTCTTCAATCCTCCATCCAACTCAATAGTATATGCTGCTATAAATTTACTATTTTCCATTTTTTTATTAGTTTCCAGTATGTCCAAACCCACCATTCCCCCTCACACTATCACCCAATATATCAGCTTCTACAAAATTGATTTGGGGATATGGCAAAATCAAAATCTGACCAATTCTATCTCCCACATTATATGAGTGTGAATGAACACCTTGTGTTTTATTAAATGTAAATTGGATCTCCCCACGATACCCGCAATTATGCAAACACAAATTATTTCCAAAAAAATTATGATTGTTTTTTACAGTCAGATGATATATATCCATTGGAGATGTTTTTTCAATTTTTTCTATTTTTGTATATTTCATATATATTATTTTTTATAGTATCTAAACTAATTTTTTTAACATTAAAATCATTTTCCCATATCACAATTACGTCATACCCAGCATCATTCAGTATTTTTGTTCGGTAAGAATCAGATTCCCATATCTCATATGAAAATTTTCTAATTTGTTTATGAAAATAATCACGATTATAAAATTCCGGATTGCAATGCCAATAATCACCGTAACATTCAATTATCAATTTGTTACCAATTAAAATATCAGGTACGATTTTTCTATCTGAAATGGTTATAATCGGATTACTAACTACGGTATATTCCGATATTGCAGTTGATATAAATTCAAATATTTTTTTTTCAAAAACAGATTGTTTCCTTGTATATATTTTATTTTTACACTCAGAAGAACAATATCCCGTATCTTCCCATTTACTTGAAGTATATATATGTCCACATTCCTTACACTTGCTAACAACTCTACCATTCAAATACTTACATTCAACCGAACAAAATTTACTAGCATTCCTATAATTCCAAACATAGTATTCTTTATCACAATGTTCGCATATTCTTTTTACTTTGAGCGGAATTCGGTCTGTATTCTTAAATTGATATGTGCTTGAACATGATATTGAACAAAATTTGGTTTTAGTATAATTCATAACTTCAACTTCAGTTCCACATTCCAAACATTTAATAATTCTACGTTTTCGTAACGGGTTTAATGAAGTCGACATCGATTTCACTCTACATTCATTAGAACAATATTTCACATCCTTTCTAGGACTATCAAATTCAATTCCACAATACAAGCATTTATGTTTCATATTACCCCGATAATTATATTCATTTAATATAAATATAAGAATAATATAAAAACAGCAGAGATATTCAATTAAATCTTAAAATTTCATCATCGGTTGTCAAATCCGATACACGTTTCCATCCCGATTTAGTAAATACTTCTTTGTCGTATGGCAATTTCACAACATCACCATCTTCGGTTGTTATTTCAAGCAATTGTTTATCTTTGACAATCCACATACCAACAATACTATCAATATCCAACTTACATTCTTCTTCATTAAATGAATAAATCGGAATTGATATATCATTGAATAAATCTTCAACTGCGATTTCACCATTAACAGTCTGTATCATTGTACCAGCGGGTACACAATCGATTACACCGACAGAGTTACTTAATTCCAGCTCATACTTCCTAATTGATGACCGTGGGAATATCAATCCAACATACCCCTCTGGGATTTCAATACTAATATCAGTACCATATGTAATTTGATGGTCGGTATCGTACATAATTTTTGTTGTAGTAAAATCCAATCCAGCATCACCCGGTTTTGAATATACAGGAATTACCGCATCGGGGTGTAATTTTTTGATTTTAACGTCCATATTTAATATGTTTATTTGTTATTTCCTACCATTTCTTCGTAGGATTTATTTTGAAATTCTCTCAGTTCCCTACCAGCATCTGATAAAGGTCGGGCAAATAATTTGAATGTTTTCCCATTTTGGGTAAATGTTATAGTAGCCCCATCAATATTTGTCAATTCAAATGTCACAATAGGGTCATCATCTATATCGTCAGTACCTTCTTCCGTCCAAGCAAAAATACGAGGTTCATCTCCATCAAATTGATAACACCATTCACACTCCTTAAATCGGATTACATCTTTACTTATATTCAATTCATATACTCCCATAATTCTCAATTTTAATCTATCGACCAACCTCACCTAAATATTGGTCTCTGAATGCTTCCCACTGCATGCCAATTCCTTGGTTGTAATATAAATGTTCAGGTTTGATACGACCCTCATCGAACAATTTAGTGTACCTACTAATAGCATGTTTTTTCCACCATTTATTTATATAGTCCTGTCCTTGAGCAAATTTATCTTTAAGAATCAATTCATCTTCCTCAATTCGTGAACATAGAAAATCATTACCATTTTCATACATAAACGCACCATATATACCCCGAATGAATCCATGATCGTATTGAGTACTCTTTATACCACATTCACTGAATATCTTACTCAAAATCTTTTGTTTGATACCAGATACAGGCCCACTTGGGCCATCACCAGTTCCCATATTAGCACCATTACGAATACGTTCATTGGTGATAGCATCTTTATACCATTCCGCACGATTTTCCTTCAGCCATTGGTGCCATGGGTCGTAAAACTTATCATCAGGTTTGGTTGAAATTTTACCTTTCGATTCACCCAATGTCTTAAATAACGGAATACCATTATATTGTGAGTGAATACCATACAAAGATGTAGTACCAACCGCAACCAACGTTTGACCATATGTCTTTTTCCAATACTCCCTAACTTCAGGCACAGTAGTCATCATAGCTATCAACTTACCACCTAAGAAGTTATACCCTAATGGTTGTGTGCATACAATAGTTGAAGCAATGGTGGTATAATTCAATTTACCTTTCTTGAATTTATCATCCTTAGTCCAACCAATATATTCATCACGTGCGCCCAATGCGGTAACATCGGAGGCGAGTGATATCTGACCGAGAAGTTTGCCCGATACCCTATCCTTAACGTTTATCTTCACGTTTCTACCAGGATTTGCCGTAAAGGACATTGTATGTATCATTTTACGAATGAGAGTCCACTTTGTAGCCTCAACAGCATCATCCACAATTTCAACATAAGGATCTAATTCTTGAATTTCACGGATAGTCTGGTCTTTGTTGTAAATATCAGTTGGTTTCCATTGAGTATCGTAATACAATGCTACTTTAGAACGGTCTTTAATCATAGATGGGTCCTGAAGTTCTATATATTTTTTGTATAGCGTTTGTTCTTCAACTGACATACTTGATAAATAATCAAGGTTCTCAATTAACAATTTCTTTTGTTTCTCAAAATCAAATTCTTCTTCTTTACCAGAAGTATCCCAAAAATCCATAATGTTGTGACTGATTATTGAATTTGTACCAAATAGTATTGTGAAGTATAGTTATCAACTTCAAATGAAATATGAGCCAATCCATCTGATGAAATTTGGAGAATTGCTTCGGTTGCATCACGGTTTGATACCAAAATCTCCTTCAAATAAGTTGCTGAGAATGATATTGCATCAACATCACCATCGACTTCCGAATCTACATCGATATTAATACGATTGGTATTGATACTTGAGTATCCCAACACAATTTGAGATTTACCACCCTTACTGATAAACGTGAAATTACTTTCATCAGCCAAAGCACTTTTTGCACGAATAAACTTATTGATAAAGGCGCTATCCAACTTAACTTGAACGTTGAAGTTGGGCAACTTCTTCAAATCGGGAACAGATGGAATAACCGAAAGGTCCGCCAACATATAATTCACTGCTGTAGATTTATCATTGAATTTCAACGAAACCCCCTTACCACCTATGTTTACTACCGAAAATTCAACATCATCTTCCAATACGCTAATCATTTTAACCAATTTGGTGGTATCATAGACTCCAAATTCAGAATCCTCAACTTGGAAATCCTTCATAGATACAGATCCCAACAAAGATTTATCATCGGAAATAAAAGATGTCTTTAATACATTACCGTCCGTAACCCATTTAACTGATTCTATTAATGAATTAAGATTATACCTACCAATAAACTTTGAAATTTTACTTTTTTCCATACTTTTTTAATTTAATTTATTTTTTTATTCTTATAAATTCGCAACCCAATGCGTCTTGAATCAATTTTTGCCTTAAAATATCCTTTTCCCTAAGATTACCATTGACATCAAAATGATGTCTTTCATCATATTCGATAACGATATTCTTTTCTTTACTATATCCGTCTACCCAATATCCCAGTTCCTTTATATAAAACTCCCCACCTTTTTCAGCATGTTGCAAATCAGTTATTCCCAATTCTTTAGCTTTAGCTTCAATTATAGGAATTGAAGATGCGTTATAGTTGGGATATATCTGGTTTCCGTTATTATATCTATCCGATATATACTTCAATCTAGATAATATCATTTTAGTTCGACTCGAATCTGTATGAAATTTACCATACATAGGATGATTTTCACCAGAAAACCGTTCTGATAATTTCTTTTTAGTTTCAGTTGTAATTATTTGTAATGATCTGGCTTTTTTTATTTTTGGTATCGAACACTTATGACACGTTTGGTTCAATCGTTCAGCGTTAAGTAAACTAGCTTTAGCCGTATATGTTAATTCAATACCACACACCCCACACTTTCTAGTAAAAGGTTCTTTTGGTTTCCTATGCAATTGTTGTTGTTCTTTTACAATTTTCTGAGAACACTTTCTACATATTGTATTTTTTTTAATTGCAAGTTTATACACATCCTGCCTACCAAACGTCTGTATCCTCCCGCAATTTGGACAGGATTTTTCCCATTTCATCAATTCGTCTTTCATAGTATATCCTCATACGTTGGGCATTAAGTTTTTCCTTATTCTTATCATACCAACGTTTCCAATCAGAGCGATTAGCCTCTCTTTTCTCTTCAATAGTATGATATTTTCGTTTTCTCCCCATACATATATAAATATAAAACTTTGATAAAAACCATTTGGGTTTTTAATTTATTTTATACAAAGATACAAAAAATATTTAACATACCAAAACTTTTTAACATATTTTTAATCAAATGCCCATCGATTGTAACTTTTTTATAACCGGCCCAACTTTACCATTCTTGCAATGAATTGCAATACCACCCGCAGATTCCCATTGCTGGATATTTTCAGGTTTGTCATCAATCAAAATAGAATTGGCATCGGCATATTTTCGTTTTGAATCGGCATTTACAAGAATTACATTTGGTTTTGGTGACAAATTCTTATCAACCCATTTTCTTTTACCTGTTTTCGATGAATCGGCTCTCGACGGTGCTGATAAAATAGATACATTCTTATTTTTAATATAATTCCACAAAGTTTTCCCTTCCGACATCCAACGCATTGATATCCAAAATGCTTCACCCCCCTTACCAACAACTGCCCAAAATTCAGCAGGGGTCCGTGTTTTATCAAATTCATCGGGGGAAATCCCTCCCGAATAGTGTTTGAATTGACCATCAAAATCAGTCAGTACACCATCTAAGTCACAGTAGATTTTATATTCTACATCATCCATAAGTTCTTTTAGTTTCATATTGTTAAAATGCGAAAAATTTACTAGCCTCTCGTTTTACACTTACAACACTTCCCCAATTTACACAATCGTAGAAATCTTGAAGTTTTTCAGTCAATTCACTATCCAATA